GCCGGCACATCATCGCTGGTTTCAGTGCCCGCACCATTAATGTCGCCGTTCATCCGCTGAAAATCTTCAATCGCTACATTGCCGCCTTCAGCATAAGCCATGGGGTAAACCGCTCCGCCACCAGCTGCCGCCATTGGCTGACCGCCTGATAGTTGTGGGAAGGTGCCTTGCGGCAACAGTCCAAACTCAACAGGATTCGGCGTTTGAGTGCCCGTCCTTCTGGCAATCTCAGCCTCAATATTGTACCGACCGGTTGGCCCCATCGTTGTGAGCGGCGTTAAAGCCACTCCCTTATCTTTTTTAGCCTCATCGTAAGCCATCTTGCCGAGCAGGTAAGCTGGCACGCCTGCTGCAGCCAAACTACCAAGGCTACCAAGGCCACCGCCGCCACCGCCGCCCAGTAAACCACCGGCTAGGCCACCGCCTATATCCCCCAGTAATCCATAGTTGCCCTTGTTATCTGCACCGCCGCCGCTAATTAAACCGCCAAAAAAACCGGGGTTTTGGGTTAAAACACTAGGTTTAGTTGTTGCGCCTGAACTACCGGGCACTCTCGGACCGCTGGGCGTTCCGCTAAACAAGCTTCCGATACCAGACTTGGTGCCGGAGCCAACCGCTTTAAGCTTGTCTAAAAACCCAAGACTTTGGAATCCACCTGGACCAACTGCGCTGCCACCGACAGTCCCAAGCGAGCCAACGCCACCGAGCAGTTTGCCGGCGCCATATCCGCCCACCGCGCCAGTAATAGCTCCCGTTAATCCCTTGCCGCCGACAACATTAGTGGCGGCGCCAATTCCTGCGGCCAACAGTGGTCCAACTCCGGGTATAAAGTTAGCTAACGGACCGGCGATCGGCGCAATTTTTTTAGCTACCTTTTTTATTGCCTTCCCAATTTTTTTGAAAAAGCCAAATTCTTCAAGTCCCGTCATCGGGTTTAGTGAGGCAATTCCTACGCCAGCAATCGCTTCTTCTGGGTCGATGCCCAGCTGTTCAAACTTCCTGGCGACCGTGTTTTCAAACTGCGCATCTTCAAACGCCTCTGGCGGAAGGATGACTTCCCCCGGTCGCAAATGCGCCAAAGCCGTGTCTTCGCCGCGACCTTGAGATTGCATTTCTAATGCCATTTCACGCAGCGGCGCATTAGCGCCCACCATAGCCACTTCTATTAACCGGTCCAGCGCTTTAATTTCGTCTGGGTCTGAAGTCTGTGTCTTTTGTATTTCCAGCTGCTGGATCGATTGCTGTAATTCTTGGGCTGGGTCTAGCCTTTCACCTTCCCTTTCAGTCATCTGAGCGCCGAGTTGCTGTCGAAGGTCTGTTCCAGCGTTCCTCCCCGCTGCTAGCCTTTCACCTTCCCTTTCAGTCATCTGAGCGCCACCAGCAAACCGATTAATTCTTTCTAGCAATTCGGGTGATACTGATTCGGCTGTGCCGCCGTGTCGCATTCCCATCGCTTGATATTCGCCGTGATTAGCTCCTGGCATAACTGTGCCATCTGGCATTGCGTGGGTGGCCATTCCGCCGCCCATAAATCCTTGGATGCCCTGCCCTCTCATCAATGCGTTTTTTAGATCGTCGTTTCTCATATCATGTTATCTCGATTGTGACCGCCCCTACCGCCGAGCTGACTTCAACTCCACTAGGGTAAGTTTGATGCTTATATAAGTCTCTAAATACATTACCGTCAAACGCTTGATGCACCTCTACTGTCGTGTTAAATATTATAGCACCCGACTTGAATTGTAACCCAGAAAGATCGGCGGCGCTAAAATGTTGGACATCATCTGGGTCTTGGGCTCCAAGATTGAGCTCTAAAACCCTTACCAACCGATTGAAGGTGCTGGCCGATACTGACTCTCCCTGCGCTTGCGGTAGTCGAGTTGGCAGTAATTTAGACATTTATCGACGACCTGATGCCTGTATGTCCAGTCTCGTGTTGCCGATTCGCCATTTATAATCTTTTCTGTCTGCCGCGTTAGCGTTGTCATCATCGGACTCAAACCGCAAGGTCATTTGCCGAGTTCTGGTCCGCAGACTGCTATATGTCGTTGTCGGCGTGATTTGTGTGGTTGAGTCGCTAGTTAAAGTTTCGCCCGGATAATTTCTGCGCTTGATAACCGCATTAATCGCGGGCGTGTTGGAAATCCCAGTGCTGGTGTCAAATTGCACATCTGGCACAATTTTCTTTATGAAGGAAAAACTATCGCCATCACCTATGTCAATGTCGCCACTTTCAATAAAAACATTATCCATGCTGGATGTATCGTCGTTGTAGCCGGTTTCGTGCAAATAAATATAACTAGCGCCGGCGGCTCTTGGCTTGTCCTCAATGCCCGCATCAAGCCAGGCGTAGCGCACCATTCCGCCAATCGACCAAGTTTGTTCTTCATAATTGTATATCGCGTAGCGCGATATTTCATCAGTGCCGTCCTCCAGCGACGGATAGAAAAACCACACTTCAGAAAATTCTGCGTTGACGACGATATGGCACTTAAATGCTTGCGTCAGATTTATGTCTTGAAAAACGTAATCCTGCACGGAGCATGGCAACTTCTGCACAGATCCGTTGTACCAATAAAAAGCATTCTTAGACATGAAGTACACGCCGTTTGGCGCGTTCGCGGCAGCCTTCGGGCCTATCAGTCCAGCGCCCTCATTTATTAGATTCAATGCAAACGTCAATGGCGGCCCGATAAAATTCATCGAGTAAAGGCTAGTATCTGTCCAAATCAAGGTTTCTTGTCTGGATTTCAGGCCGCCGATAATCAGTGAGCCAGACGATAGTCGCACTGAGCCAGCAGTATTTGTCGTCAGCGCCTCAAACTCTAATTCGTTCTCTGTGTCTGAAAATGCAACCAACATCGGGTCAATCGCGCCGGTTCTTGCTGAGCCACTAATCGGATCTGCACCAAGCACAATCAAATGTCTGTCCGTCTCGGACGTAATGACTTGCAGCGCAACGGTAGGCACTAGATTGGCGCCGCTGACAGCGCTTAAATTTAATGCTGCAACAGGGAGGCCGTTGTTCTCAACCCAGCGATAGATGCCACCGCCACGCGGGTTGATGATTAAGTTCTCTCCGAAATTATCGTGCGTCCAGAGCCGCAGCTGATTATTGGCGGCGATCGCACTAGACGAGCCAAACGTGCCGGCTCCCCACGTTTCAACACCATATCCGGTGGATGGCACATAAATATCCAGTCCCGAATTAATTTGATATAAGCCATCAACTCCGGCGCCGCCATTGCCTGAGTCACTGGCATTGGCCGAAATTTCGTCCCCAGACGTGTCTTTGGCTGTGATTTCGTAAGTATTCGTGCCTGTGACGAGGCTAATTTGATATTCCTGATTCAAGACGGCAGCGGTAATCAATCCGCCAAGTGTTGCTGCACCGGAGAGCGTGACGAAATCGCCGTTTACCGCCCCGTGACTGGAATCGGTCGCCGTTATGGTTGAAGAACCGTTAGTCGCGGCAAAAGTAATGCTGTTGGTGGATGTTTTCCGAAGTGGCGTTACGTCGTTATAGGTTCCGCCCTCTTCGATATAATACTTTTGGGTGGCACCCACGCCAAGATATCGTGAACCGCCCAAAGAAATCCATGAATGCAGAGCTCTCGCAGAGCCAATATATGTGTCTGACGAAAGCTTTTCCCATCCACCTATTTTTTCTGGACGCCCCTTTCTGAAACGCACAAAGTTTCCGTCAACCCACCCATTCTCGTTGGCGTAGTCGGTTTCTTCTTTATTTATCCCAGCTTTAAAATTAAAAACAGTTAACGGCATGTCTGAGCCCCACTTAAGCGAGCCGGATAATAGCTGCACTGCTGGAGGCGCTCGGAAATACGACAGTGAAATCACCAGCCGTACTGGTTTTATCTGCGCCGAAATCAATCGCAGCAATAGCCTTATTCCCGTTTGTCGAATTATATAGCAGACATCCCCTAGCGGTTACTGTCGCCGTTCCGAAGGTCAGGTCTGAAAAATCACAAACCGCTACGCTGCCTGACAAAGCTGGCGTGACGTTCGTTAGCGCCGAGCCACCAGCCGAATAATTCGTCCCAGACGACTGCCCAGTTGTCACATACACGGTAGTGCCGGCACCTAAAGTCGCCGAGCTTGTGTAGAGTGCCAACTTGATGCTATCTGCGCCGTTAGTTAAATTGTGCCCTTCGATGAGCAATTGTTGTTTAAAGCTGTTACAAATTGCGCTTGTGATTGCCATAAATATCTCCTGTCTCTGTTATAACTCTTTAATAATATTGGCCATATCGTCATAGCCTTGACGCCGCAATAACCCAACAACCGTTGTTCTATCAGACTCAAT